AAAGAGAGCAAACATAAATGGTCAATCGGTGAAGTAATTTCAACAGATTATATCATTTATCACTCTAAAAAAATGATAGAAAAAGGGCTCCACACAAAAGAACAAGCAGTTACAAAAGCTAAAGAACTTTTGGGAGTTAAATACCGAGAGGTGTACGGTCTGTAAGAATAAAAAGAAAACCCCCAAAAGGGGTTTTTTATTTTATTTATTTAATATTTATTAATAAAAAATATTATGAAAATTGTTAAATTAAATGAATCAGATTTAAAAAGAATAATAAAAAGAGTAATATCTGAACAAATTATTGCAGACTATGAAGACATAGTTAATTTTTTGAAATCTAGAAATGGTAAAGAAATCCAAAAAAATAAATTTGAATTTATAAATCCAAAGAATGGTAATAGTCAATTTGTTGAAATTTCCGATAAAATAAAAACATACACAAAAGACAAAAAAAATAAAATAAGTGATTTAGTAGTATTAAATTCATATGAGGAATTAAAAAACTTGATGAGTCCAGAAAATTAATGAATTACAACATAAATAGATTTATAAAAGTTTACAATACTTTTTTTAAGTATTGGGATTTCTATGGTATTACATTAATTAATTCAGGGAAAAAAACTACGGTAAATATTGACGGGTTCGATTATCAAGTACCTTTAATAAAAATACATAACCCAAATAATTTACCTTACACAATTGCTAATTTGTTTCATAGTTTTAAAGACCTTTTTTTAGAAACAGTTCAATCTTTAGCCAGCACAGATATAAGCTATAGTCGTTTATTAAAATTAATTAAATTCGACACAGTAAATGATAACCTTAATTATTTTTATTTGGGCACAGATGATTTAAAAAAAATAAAAGATTGTATTCAAGATAGAATTGGAATTGTTAAATACAGAGATAACCAAAATATCATTTACACAATAGAAGGTCGATTTGATACTTCAGATATGGAATTATATATGGAGGACTCTGGTGAAATTCTTGTTATGGATATTGGATTTGAGACAAAATCTGTTTATGTTGATAATTTAGTAACACGTAATAATTACATGATGGATTCCAAAGATTTTGAAGAGTTAATATATCATATCAGGTATGAAGATAGGAGTTTATTTGAAGACCCTATTTGGCCCTGTGTAAAACCAACTATGGATTTACTAACATTTTTAGACACTAATTGGCAATTTATTGATTTCAATATAACACCAATTTAATTTTGTTCTATTGGTTTGTTTTTAAAGGTTACGAAATCACCTTTTTCAGAAATTTCATAATTATCATTTTGGAAAATAACGTATTTACCATCTTTGCCGACAAAAATAAATCTTTGAACGGTTTTTGGATATTTTTTCATACCGTTAGTAGGAACTAAATATCCATTTTTTGTTTTGTTAACTTCTCCATTGAGTGGTTTTATTTGATAATACAATTCTTCCTCTAAATTAATTTTTACATCTCTACCGTATTTTGTATCTTCAATTGAGCCAGGACAATATTCAGTAATACCTTCTTCACCAACATTATGTATTTTCATTAATATTCTAATCGCGACTTGTTCTCTTTGTATACCTGAATTTAATGACTTCAAATTTATTTTCTCCATTTTATCTAAATACTGTGATTTAGGTCCAAAAAGATTATCTTGATTTTTTTCAATCCAATTAATAAAATTTGATTGTTCTTTTTTGAAGTTTTGAGTAAAGTCGGAAGTTTTAATTCCAGTTACTCCCATATACTCTTTTAGTAAGAATTTAATTATTCCTGTATTCGTATTAAAATAATTTAATATGGACCAATTTGAAATTAATTTATACCCGACACCGTACTTAACACCTCTGAAATTAATGACTCCTCGATTGGTTTTGCATTTATCATCTTTAACTGATTCACCAAATAATGGTTCACCATCATCATTTTTTAAATTTGAATAGATGTTTTCCATTATGTTGTTAAGTGTAGATAAAAATAATTTTTCGTTTTTAATACGAGCCACAATATCATCTGAATCCATATCAGAATTTTCTAAATCATATCCTTTGAAGTAATTTTGGAAATCTTTAAGACTTAAATACAAATCACCAGTACTTGAAATTTTGAGTATTTGTTTATCATTTTTATCCCATTGAGGTATTCTATACTCTTGTCCTCCGTGAATTAAAGTTGTAAATGGAATAGTTTTATCAGTATTTTCAATAAATTCAACGTCACCGTAAATACTGTCAACTATGTTAACGCTATTATTTAAAAAAACGTTACTACCTGTTTTATAGTGTGATACTTTTGCACTATCAAATTCATACTTGTCGTAAAGCGATGGATGGTCTCCTTCCGTCAATAAATGTTCTACTAAAACTTTCTTAATCAAATCTTTCATTACATTAATAAATATTAATCTTTTTAGATTGTTTCAGCACTTTCTGAAAAGATTACTTCTCTTATCAACGGACAATTCTTTTTAATATTATTTTCAAAAAATATATTAAAGAATACTTTATCAACAAAATTTATTAATTCGTTTTTATAAATCAATTTAAAATGTCCCACTTTTTCTAATACATCAACTTTATTCACCACAAGATGTGTTACCCCATTAATGTTCGCAGCTTTGATTAAATCATCCAAGTTTGTCCATCCGATTTGTCTTGGTCTTCCTGTTGTTGAGCCATATTCGTTACCAACACCTCTAATCATTTCAAATATTTCATTTGGTTCCTCAAATTGTTTAGCCCCAACATATGTGTTATATGCTTTACAAACACCATATACTTTTCTGATTCTTTGTGGTGGTACACCATTCAATACCGAACTACCAACTGTACAGTGTGATGAAGTAACATAAGGATAATCACCCCAATCAATATCCAATTCAAAACCTTGAGCTCCTTCAAACAGTATTTTAACCTCATTATTACCGTGAAACTCTTCATATATGTCACACATATACTGTTCAAGTATTGGTGAGTTTTCAACTCTTAATCCTTTTCTAAAATACTTGTCTCTGTATGCAGGACCATTACCTGTTTTTGTAGTACCAATTTCTTGGTCTTTTGAATCTTCAGTGGTGTGTTCACCTGTAATGATATGAACTCTTTTATCTATAAATAAATTACCCATAACTTCAATACCATTTGCTTCAAGTTGTTGTATTTCATGAAACAACGAAATTGGGTTAACAACACATCCTGGCCCGATAATAGATTTGATACCGTTTACAATTCCTGAAGGAATAAAATGAGTAACCATCTTTTTACCTTTTTTATAAATTGTATGTCCAGCATTTCCACCTCCGTTATATCTAACAACATGTGTATATTCATTTGGGATTTGACTTAAAGTGTTACACACCTTTCCCTTACCTGTGTCTCCCGCTTGTAGGTCCACAATTACATCAGCATAATTAATCATACTAAATTATAGTCGATAAAGAATTAACTTTCAATATTAGTTAATTGGTATTTTGATAGTACCTATCAATGCGAAATTCATACCTTTTTCAGGTCTTAAATCAATGATATACTTTTTACCATTATGTTCAAATTTACCTTCAAGTCTATAAACAGGAAAATTATATCCATCAGAATTTAATTTAAAAACAGGTATTGAAAAATTTTTATTTACCTTATCTAATAAAGTTTGAGGTGTCTCAATACGACTTAATCCTAACTCTTGGTGGGTGTTACCTGTGAATATTATTTTCTTATAATCTTTTAAAATACTGACATCATTTGGTTTAGTTAATTGTTCATCAAGTATTTTATCAGGTATATCATCTCTATCCACTAATTCAACAATTGATGCTTGGAATAGTAGTTTAAAAATTTCACCAAATACTGATTGAGCAATAAATTTTACTTTTTCATTTATTTCTTTAGATAATTTAGGTCCAATTATAAAACCTAAATCTAATCCTTCTTCAGAGATATCGGGAAAATTTTGTGAGTGATAATACTCTCTAAAACTTTTATGAAACCAATCGTCTAAAACTTTTAATTCAGTCTCAATTATAATCAACTGCGAATCTTTATCTTTTGAATAATCACAAAAGGTAACTTTAGAATCGACCCACCAATCAAAATATTTCGGCATAAACTTATTCAAAGCGTTTTCTAATCTGTCGATGTCATCTTGTGATAAGTCTTTCCTTTTTGTACTTACAGATTCATTTAGTTTGTTAGTTTCATCAACAAAAATTAAATCAATATCATCTATATCTTTATCAATTTTAATCCATTCTTTATTAACCATTTGTAAAAAGTTTTCAACTTGAACTTTGATTAATTCAGGATGCATTGAATATGAATAATTGTTGTTTACTTCCGCAACTACAGAATAAAATTCACCGTCATCTAATAATTTCACACTTTTTACAATACCTTCTTTAAGTAAAGAATTTATTACGTGATTAATTTTATCTAACTTTTTAGAATTTGAATTCATGAATCAATACCAGTGTTATAAATGGTTTCCCAATTATTTTCTTTACAATATTCTAAAAAATCTTTAGGGGACATTCTGTATGAATCCTCTAACCCATAAACCCAAGAAACAAACTCTGAACAATACATTTTATCTTGTTCATGGTTTGCAGGTTTTTTATGCCATTTACCTGTTATTAATTCAATGGGTTGTTTTAATATTAAACCCTCAAAATCGTAAGCCGTTAACCCAACTTTACTCATAGCCTTTGTTGCAATTTTTTTCTCGGCTATGGGTTTTGGTTTTCTTTGTACAATAAAATCGTAGTGATATTCATCAACCCATTTTTGAAATGGTTTAACATTAACACCATTATCTTGAGCATCAATAATATATGGTTCGTCCCATAACCAAATAAACATCGCAGTATGGTTTATCTGTGACTTTGTCGCCCATCTTATAATCTTACTGATTAGTTTTTTACCTTTACAATGTAAAACATCTCCTGTTTTTAAATTCTCTAAATTTAGACTCATGTTATTCTTCAGGTTTTAATACATACATAGCTTCAGGAAACTCCTTATCCAAAAGTTCTTTATTTTTATTATCATAAGGAATGTTTTGTAAGACATATCTGATAGCATTTAATCCTGATATTCTTTTATCATTTGAATCCAAAACAACCCAAGGATGATTTATTGTAGAAGTCTTATCAAATAATCTTTCTTTAAATTCTGTAAATCTATCCCACAAATCTTGCATTTTTGCATCATTTGGTGAGTATTTCCATTGTTTTAATGGTGACTTTTGACGAATATCAAATCTACGTTTTTGTGTTTCTTTATCAATTGAAAACCATAATTTAAATAGATAATCTCCATTTTCAACTAACTTGTTTTCAAAATCAGTTACAGTATCCATAAAATTATTATATTCTTCTTCAGAACCATAACCCATTACAGGTTCAATTAATCCTCTATTATACCAACTTCTATCAAAGAAATTAATCATACCATTCTTTATTTTTGAAGAATACCTTCCGTACCAATCTTGTCTTTCTTCAGGTGTTGGTATACCTAAAGCAATAATATTGAAATATCTTGGGTTTAAATTTTCAGTAAACTTTTTAATTGTTGAGCCCTTACCTGCCGAATCTCTACCTTCAAAAACTAAAATAACAGTTTTTCCAGTTTTATTTAACCATTCTTGTAGTTTCAAAAGTTCTACTTGAAGAAAATACAATTCTTTCCTATATACTTTTTTCCCTAAAATTGAGGGCTCTTCAATTTCAAACCCATAGTCCTCGGTTTCAATATCACCATCATATGAATTAGGTTCCCTTTTAGTAAGTGACTTATAAACTTTATCAAAATAGTTCTGAATGTTTTTTTCTTTATCCCCTTTTAATTTTAAAACTTTTCTAACACCTCTTTCCAACAAATCAAAATTTATTATCTGTTCGTTTGAAAGATTTACAATTTTTTGCAAACTATTCTCTAACTTCTTTTTTAAGATGTTGTTAGCAGACAAAAGAGATTTGATTATTTTTAACTTTGTTTCGGTACTCGCCTCATCTTCAGAAATAAGTATTTCACTTTCAACACCCAAAATTGATTGTATTTTTTTTATTTCATTTAAAATCTTATTCATATGAGATAAATATTATAATTGATTAAAATAAATATTTAAGAATCAAATATATAACACATGACAGTATAAAATGAACCATGAATTGATTATACTCCTCAATATTTGAATTTTTTTCTTTTTTAATTGATATTATAAAAATCCTAACTATTACAGTACAAAAAAGTAAACTTATGAACTCAATAAACATTTAATTGAGTTATTATAACGATTTTGATAAATTGTTTAAATCTATGTATCCTAAAAATCTTTCTTCTAAATCCAAATTGGAAAGTTTAGTTAGTTCTTGATAAATTCTTTCACCTTGGAAATTTTTAATTAAAAAATCTTTCATTCTACTTCCATCATAACTTTGAAAGTTATACATCATAGCATCTGAATCATTTATTAATTGACTAAATTTGATTGTTGGTAATCCGTTCAACAATGTTTCCTTTATTAAATATTCCGTTTCTGTTGATTTAACAAACCAATTTGACATTTCCGATTTTGGGTAACTTTTTATTGTTACTGTATTACCTAAATTTTGATTTATTCTTAAACGTACTTGTTCTGTTATGCTTGAAATGGAGTATTTTTTACAAATATCTTCATGATTTAAAACCATAGGCGATGAAAATCCAAAACTGTTAATTAATTCATTATTTAAAGCACTTATAATTCTATCATCACCTTTCAATATGAATTCACACACAACTTTTTGAATTGGGTCTCCTTTTTCATTATAGTCATAAACCTCAACAAAAGTAAAAACCCCAAACTGACTGTGAACATATTCTTCCTCAAGTGAAAATAAATAAGTTTGTGGTAAAGGATATTCTTCACCGACGTACTCTAACTTCAGTAAATTTCTGAAGTTTATTGTGCCGTTAAGAATTTTTATTTTATTACTTACTTCAACCTCCGAAACTCCTTTTTTATTAAAGAATTTTCTTATTTTATCTTTTGCAAGTTCAATTGTTTCTAAATTTTCCATTAAATTAAATATAATAAGTTTTTATTTTTTGCCCTGTAATCCACATATACCTTAAAAAAATGTATTTTTTTTGTTGAAAATACTTCTGTCCAACTTTTTAGTTCATCATATAATTCATCTATTATTTCATATCTAAACATAAAAACCTCAAAAGGGAATTCTTTCATTGGAAATATTAATTTATAATAATCATCATTCATAAATTCAATCGAGACACATGAAATTGGTAAATTGTATTTTACTAAAATTTTATTTTTTACATATTTTAAGTAAAAAATGTCCTGTGGCTTTAATTTTTCAATCATTTTTTTCTTTTTCTTCTAATGATAGAAGTCCCTTTCCAAATTTTTTTAATCTTTCATAGTATCTATTTTTTACATGTTCATGAATTGGAATTGCTTTACCGTCACCATCAATTCTCACAAATGTTATAAATGTTTGTGTGACAGCTTCTTGTTTACCTGTATGAACATTATGTTTACGAACTTCTATATATAACTTAACAGATGTAGTCCCAAATTTTTCAACTCTACCGTAAATTTTAAGTAAGCTACCAACTTTTACAGGACTCTTAAACAACAACTCATCAATCTTAATTGTCACTATTCTTGGTGTATCACATATCTGAGCCGCATATGAAGCCGCCGAGTCATCAATAAGGGACATTAAAGTTCCTCCGAAAACATTTCCGTGAACGCCCTCGTCAGATTTTTTCATTATCGTTGTTGTTATTAACTCCATTTTTTTTCCTTTTATTTTTTAACCATTCTTCTTTTTTCTTATCCGCAATTTCTTTACCATATTTTTCAACCCAAACATCGTAAAAAGTTTTACCGTACATTGGATTTTTTTCACCCGAAATCATATGTCCTTTCCCATAAAATGGATTTTTATTTCCATTATAATCTCTATCCTTAAATGATTCTTTCAGATTTTTTAAATGCTCCTCAGTAAATTCTTTACCTTTATTAGATTCACTTATTTTTCTTTTAGTCTCATCATCTCGGTGTTTCCCTTCTAACGGAGCCTTCCCTCCATTTTCATAATATTTTTTAAGACCTTCACTTATACCTTTTTTATTTTTTTCACTTAAAGGAATACCTTTTGTCTTTCCTCTTTTACCATTACTAATATTTTTTTTCCACTCAAAAATTTTAGTTTCATCCATATACTGTGTTATATCACCCCCAATTCCTCCCTCGTGTACATTATAAAACTCTTTTGATTCCACCGCACCGTATTCCTTTATCCATTTTTTTTCACATAATAATAATTCTTCTCTATTATTACAAGTTTCTAAAATTTCTTTTGTGAAATTCTCTTTACCATATTTCTTTATCGCTCTTTTTATATGGACACCTGAACCAAAATAATTGTTATCATTATTCATATCCAGTCCGATATATTTTTTACCGTTAACCAAATTAGTTGTCAAATAAATTATCATAATATTGTTTTAATATAAATATACCACCAAACAAATTATAATAAATATTTTTTATATATTAACCATCTTAAAATTTGTTTCGACCAAATTTACGGTTTCTGAAATTGACTTCATAATCAAGTATGGATTAGCATTTGATGCTGGTCGTCTGTCCTCAATATAACCTTTCCAATTATTCTTTTCGGTTGATTGTGGAACTCTAATTGACGCACCTCTATCACTAATACCCCAACTGAACTTATCAATAGATTGTGTCTCGTGTTTACCAGTTAATCTCATTTTATTATCTGAACCATAGTTCTCAATATGTTTTGAATGGTTTTGTTCCATCGCAAAGAACAACATATCAAAGTAAGATTTACGTCCAACTTCTCTCATATGTTTAGTTGAAAAATTTGTATGTAATCCTGACCCATTCCAGTCTCCATGTAATGGTTTTGGGTGAAGTTCGATTCTTGCTCCGTAAGTTTCTGATAATCTATCCAATAAGAAACGACATAAAATAAGTTGGTCACAAGAATCTAATGTACCTTTACCCATTACTTGAAATTCCCACTGTCCAAGAGCTACTTCAGCATTAATTCCTGTTACGTTAAGTCCAGCTGACAAACAAACATCCAAGTGGTGTTCAACAATATTTCTACCCGAAACATTATTAGTTCCAATACCACAGTAATATTCACCTTGTGGTTTCATTAAACCTTTTGTATGACCAAGAGGTAACTCACCATCATAAATAAAATACTCCTGTTCAAATCCAACCCACATATTTGGGTCGTCTTTAACTGTTGCTCTATGGTTTGATGAATGAGGAGTCAAGTCAGAGTTTAATACTTCACAAAGCACTAACCACGCATTTTTTCTTTGTGGGTCTTGAATCATCTTTACAGGTTTCAACATGCAATCAGAGTAATTACCTTCAGCTTGTTTCGTTGATGACCCATCAAAACTCCAAATTGGTAAATCTTCCAAATTTGGTTTTGAGTTTTCTGTTACGTATATTTTAGTTTTGCTTCTAATATTTGGTTCAGGTGTATATCCGTCTAACCAAATGTATTCTAATTTGTGTATCATATGTTTTATTAATCCATTTCGTAATTATCCACATCCAAGTCAATATATGCCTTTTGGACACTATCCACCCAAGGCAAACGCATGGTAGTTTGAATCTCCTTTGCTCTGTCAAGGACCTCATGCCCAATACCTTTCTTGTGGGCATTCCATAATAATTCTT